TGAAAAGCCAGCCTGGATTCAACACCACGGCCCGAAATGTGCCGGTCAATGTATTCATGCACGATTGTCAAGCCATGCTGCCGGGCGTAGGCTTCGCAGTCCCGGCGCTGGCCCTCGATGCTCTGCTCGGTCTGCTGGGAACCGCCGCTGTAACGGTAGTAGGCAACCAGACGGTTCCCGGGAGATACTTTCTTTTTTCTTGCCATGATTGCTCCTTGTGCGCTGAGCAGGATCATGGTACAATGAAATTGCTCAGCAGGCGTGTTTTCTTATTCTATGATTATTCTCCGACAGACAGATTCCCCATCTGGCCCCGGCGGCTCTATCGTACAGAGCTGCCGGGGATTCTTTATGATTGGAATTATGGACGCTTCAAGATATTGGCCCAATCCTCGGGAAATCCCAATGCAGGAAGCTTTACATGCTCGGAATATTCTTCCAGCAATCCTTTGATTTCAGGGATGACATAGTTATTCCATTCATCCGGGGTCGAGTATAGGAAGGACATGATATAGATCTGATCGAAAATCCGTCCGCTGGTTTCCTTATACTGGTGATGATGTTTGCATTGGGTCGGAGTACGGCCGAAGTTGAAATCATAGATCCGCATATAATGGGCAAGGTGGTTTCGGGTAAAGGTTAGATTCTCGATCCAATTTTCCAGCTGAACCGGACCGGTATGATAGCTGCGGGCCAATACTTTCTGATAAGGACCTTTCAGATTTCTGTAAATGGCTGAAAGATTCCCCATCGTCAGGATCTCAACGGCAACCCACATGGGAAGATTTCCGTCATATTCTTCGATGTGATGCTTGATAAAGGGGAGATTTCGATTGTTTCTGAGTTCATGGTAGAATAGGCTGGAAAATTTCAAGAAATCTGATTGATTGCGGTAGAGTGAGCTATCAAGATAAATCAGAGGATTTTCAGGGAAAGCGGATGTAAGAGAATAGGAAAGCCTTGTTTTTAAGGTTTCCTCAATATCTTCCAGGGCAAACATCAGAATACGAGTTAATTTGCGGTCAAAGTCGTACAGAGCTTTGATCTGCTCCAGCGTAGTACCGGAAAGATAATGTGCTTTATCTTCCTGCTTGAACCCATGGAGATAACCAGAAAGCCGATAATAATTTACATGATAGAGCAATTCTTCTGCCGCTTGCTTGTCGGCAATAACAAGCCCGCGGGATTCCAGAAGGGCGACTTGCTCTGTAAGGGAAAGATGTTTCTTTAATTCTTTCATAGAAATATCTCCGGATAATAAAAAAGCGACCCCGCCATGGTACGCATCGTTGAGAGGCGTGGCGGGGTCTGTATCATGGCTATATTATACTCCGCCCAGGGCCTGTTGTACACAAAATTTTTGTGAACTGTTGCGAACATCACGAAAAAAGTTTAAAAAACCTATTGACAAGTATCTGAAATTCAAACTTTATTCATAATACCCCACCGGCTGAGCCCGGCGGGAGGATTGTTTTGCCCCGCTGGTGTTTGCCCCACTGGCGGGGTTATTTTTGGGCATTAAAGAAGCGCGTGAATGGCTGCATCAATAGCCTTGTCCTTGGCCAGACCATCAATCGTCTTGCCGTTCTTTGCAACGATAGTCGGGTCAATGAGGGTGACGCTGCGCAAATTGCTATCACGAGTGCCACCACCCTGAGCATAAAGATCGTACAGAGTGAGAATTTCATTTTTCATTTCGTCTGTAAGAGAAAAATCGAGGGTCTCATAAGTACCGTTGATGCGAACTCGAATCTCTTCGTCTTTATGATCTTTGAGATCGTTCATAAAGCCAACTGTTTCACGTTTCATCATAATGGCGATAGTTTCCATAACGGTGTTATCATTTACTCTGGACTGCGAAGTATAACAGTTTGAAAAATTATATCGGTTGTCACCAATTTTAATGATAATGCTCTCCATGCCAGCCAAACTGGGCTCAAAACAATTGAAATAAATTTTGTAGGTATCATACGAATCGTCAAGGAATAGGCTAGAGTCTACGATCAAAAGCGATCCGTCATCAAATGGAATTGCGGAACTGTATGAATCACCAGAAAGAAAAACACTTGTTTGACCAGACATATCGTCGGAAGAAATCGACACATCCTGCCGACCATCAAAGACACTCATATTGAACGCCGACGTTGCCAGCGCAGGAGCAGAAACTGAAATCATCATAGCAGCAGCCAGAGCCAGGGAAACGACTTTTTTCTTCAAGCTCATTATAGATTCCTCCCTATACAATTTAACCGCTTCGGGCAGCCGAGGCGGTTATTTTTTGTTTTTTTCCTTGTACTGCTCAAAAGCAATTGCATAGACATCTTGATAGCGCGGAATCTCTGTCAGCTCGTGTACCCGCTCTATTGCTTTTGCTTTTCCATCGTCGTTTAGTTTTTTGAAATCTTGAATCATTTCCGCTATACGAGATTGTTCTTTCTCTTCTGAAGCCTGAATCTGAGCGAGAAGATCATTGATTTCTGCCTGATCGGCTTGCGATTCCCACCCCATTAAATATGCTGGGGTGGTCTGCAAAATTTTGGCAAGTTCAGCAAGGCTGTCGACAGGAACTTTTTCGATGTCACCCTTTTCGTATCTGTAAATGGTAGCAGGAGAAACACCAAGCTGATCTGCAACCTTTTCAGCGGAGAACCCTATTTCCTTTCGACGGAGTTTTAGCCTTTCGCCTGTGGTCATAATATCACCCCTTTATTAAGAGAATAGCCTAAACTTTGCGAAAATGCAATACAAAAATGGAAATTTGAAAAAAATCTTTGTAAGAATGCAAGAGATGTATTGACTTTTAGGCGGATGAGTGGTATCCTGATTCCAAGGAGGTGAAACAGAATGTCAACTGATATGAACTTATTGCGTGGAAAGCTGAAGGAACGCTGTATGACGCAACAGGAACTCGCAAAGAAAATCGGCGTTGACTCCAGCACTATTTCTCGAAAACTTGCGTCAGATGGTTTGAAGTTTACAGTTGGAGAGGTACATGAAATTGCCGAAGTGCTGGAATTGTCGGCAAGTGAATGCAAGGATATTTTTTTGTTTTGAAACTCGCGTATTTGCGAGTTTCTGGGGCCAACAGCTTGACCCCACCGACCCGAAGAAGAGCGCATGAAAAAGCCCCGGCGGGGAGCCGGGGACAGAGAGATGAAAGGAGAAAATAACGTGACGGTAAAGATTACAGGTAACCCCAAAGAAATTGCCGCCCTTGTATTAGCGGTACAGGAGCGGCAGATTCGGGATGGCTTTATTGGAAAGCGTCCGATTGAGGATGATGGAATCAAGGATTGTGCAATGACGGCAGGTTTGTCAGAAAAGAGTTTCGGGTGATGTGATCCACTGTGCCCCGGTATCCTGAATAACAAGGATATCGCATTCTTCACTGACGGTTTGATTGATCTGGGCATAGTGCTGAACCCCGGCAACGGAACGGGTCAGGAATCGCAGATAATTGATGGATTCCTGAAGCGGAAAGGCATCGTGCTCCACCGGAAACATGTCGGTCAGCTTTATCAGTATCTCTGATTCACCGGAAAATGCGAGACAGTTTCCATTTTCATTGGTTAATTCCGTAATGGCTTCAGACACCAATGAAGTGGATAAGACGATGCGATTGCCGTTACTTATAGCAGCACCGATCAGAACAACATTCCGTTTTCCGGCAATAGCCAGAAGCTCCTGCTTGAGCAGCCGGAGTTCATCTTCGATGGAAAGAGATTCATTCAACTGCGAAAGACATCGTTTGATGGTACAGGACGTACGGGCCTGATTTTCCAGTCCGGATGCGCCGGTATAGGTGATTCCGTGGCCGGATTTTGTGAGGAAGATTTTTTGCTCATGATCAGTGAGAACAAAAGATTCTGTTGAATTTGTTTGTTCATCGGAAATTGTGGTCGTTAATCTTCGATCTGCGGACATTACAATTCCATACGGATTGGACAAAACGATAGCCAGTGACATTGTCTGAGTAGCCTCCTTTTGATTTTGAGTATAGCACAGAGGAGAAGAACGGACAAGAACGCATGAAAAAGCCCCGGCGGGGAGCCGGGGAAAATGGAGAAATTATGAAGTGCGAAGAAATTATGGCGGCCATCAAGGACATCAATGGCCCGTGGAGCAACGCGGCCTGCATGGGCTACTGCCTGATCGCAATGCGCCGGGCGGGGCTGAGGCCTACGGTACAGCGCCGGGTGCTGCGGGTGCTGGAAGGGGTGTTCGACGATGTGAGTGTGGAGAAGGCCGAGAAGACCGGATATGACAATAAGGAGGAGTAGGGAGTGGACCGTTATATGATCGTGATCCCGGCGAAGAACCGGGCATTCAACATGAAGT